TCACTATCTTGATAACCAAAATTACTTAACATCCGTATCATTTGGCTTATATATCTTCTAATTTGTCCGTCGTAAAAATGTTGCATTTTTAATTATCCGTTTCTAAGCCTTTAGGACGTAGAGCTTTACTTAGACTTTGTCTTTCTTCAACAGTTTCTCCGCCGATTGTGCTTGATTTAGTATTATTAACAAACGCAGTTTTTGTTGTAAGTCTTGTATCTGATTGTGTAAATGTCATTCTAACACCGTCTTGCATTTTAACCCAACTTTTGCCATTATACCTAAATAATCTTTTAGGTAAAAAGTCTGTTCTTAAAAAATAATCTCCTGCAACACTGTTTGTCGGAAAACTTATACCCATGCCAAAATCTGCACCATTAGGTGCTTCGTCCATACCTAACAAGTAACCGTCATAACCAGATCTTGCAGGTCTAGCAGCCGTATTGCCGTCTAAATCCGTTTGTGCTGTTTCTAAATCTACACTACCATCGCTGTTAGTCGATAAAGAATAATAATGACTAGTTTCGTACCCACTTTTTCCAGCATCAGCTTCTGCTTGTGCAACAACTGCATCATTAATTTGCATTTCAGTTTCGTAAGTACTAAGTATATCTCTTAGACTTCCTTCGCCAGGTGCTTCTTCGTCATATGGTAAATCTAAAATCTCTTTAAATTCTTGTCCGTCATATATTTGTTTTAATTTGAGCCTATATAAATGTGGATACCAAGTAGGCGAAAATCCTTCGCTTGCACGGTTTACATCTTCAACAACATAAAATCTTTTTAGTGCAACACTGTAATCATTTAGTGCATATTCATCTTTTAAATGAGGTAATTCTATAACATCACCGCTCATAATTTTTCTGCCTAGTATTGCTACGCTGTCTGTAATATGCACTGTCATAAACAATGTATCATTACTAAGAAAAAGACCAAATTGACTTAGATCAAAATCAATATCTTGAACATTATATATGCCTCGCAAATTATAGATATTAGGATCATATTTTCGATCTCTGTTTTCTAAAAAAAGCATATCTTGTATAGACGCTTCCGTTGACCCTCCTACATAAGAAGGTTGATCTGCGGTTGCATCTGCACTATTTACATCTTTAGGTCCGAGGTACTTATGTACAAATACATCAGTGCCGCCTATAGTAAACATCTCACTAATAGTTTTATCTAAAAAAGTGTAGTCGTTTCCGCGCTCTGGTTTATATAAACTTAATCTTGGCATATGTATATTTATCGTTAGCGATAAATACTATGTGGAGAATAGTAAATGGCTACAGCAACCCAAAAACAAGAAATATTTGATTATGTAAACGCATTTCTCGGAGGAGGAATGGTCGACGTTGAATTAGATCCAGTGCATTATGAAACTGCTTTAACAAAAGCACTAACTCGATATAGAATGCGTAGTGATCACAGTGTAGAAGAAAGTTATCTTTTTCTAGAACTTGTAAAAGATCAAAACGAGTATATATTACCATCTGAAGTAATAGAAGTACGTAAACTATATCGAAGAAGTATAGGATCTAGAACAGGTAATGGCGACGGTGGTAGTTTATTTGAACCGTTTAATCTTGCATACACTAACACTTATTTATTGAGCGGATCTACGCAAATGGGCGGACTTGCTACATATGAGATGTTTGCAGGATACCAAGAACTTGTTGGTCGTATGTTTGGATCATTTATTGAATTTAAATGGAACAGTAACACTAAAAAACTTACTATTTTACAACGTCCTAGAGCAGAAGAAGAAATTTTAATTTTTGCTTACAACTACAGACCAGACGGACAATTACTAGAAGATTATCTTGCAAAACAATGGATTAAAGATTATACTTTAGCAGCGTGTAAATATATGCTAGGTGAAGCAAGAAGTAAATTTGCTACTATTGCAGGACCTCAAGGCGGCAGTACTTTAAACGGTGATACACTGAAAGCAGAGGCACAGAGCGAGATGGAAAAACTAGAAAACGAAGTTTCTATGGCTGTTCCTGGCGGAACAGGATATGGTTTCTTAATTGGTTAAAGATCGTTATCGTGTATGTATAATTGAATTAGTGCATAGTGTAAAATTTTCATTAGATCTTTACGAGCATCATTTGCTGTACCTTTTTTACCATAACGGTTTGAATACTTGTCAACATTACCCATACAGAACCCAGTTCCGTGTCCTCTGTCAATAATTACTTCAGTTGACTGAAATTTATTTGTACTGTAATGGCCGTCGTATGTTTTATCGATATATGCCTGAAATTCTTCAATGTACTTTTTTTCGTCGAATTTGTAATCAATACTCATGTATGCTCCTGTAATTTTTTAATTATTATGCACTCAAACAAATAATTTGTCAACCTAAAAATCAGGAGTTAAATCTCCTTGCTTCCATTGCACTCCTTCTTTTTGAAGTATGCGCTGGCAATTTGCACAAATAGTTTTAAGGTTAGAAAATCTTGTATTATTTAAATCACCATCAATATGGTATACATTAAATTGTTCTGTATGTTTGCTTTGAAAGGAACATTTTTCACAGTAGTCTTTTTTGTGATACCCTGCGAGTTTCCATTTAGGCACACCGGATCCGTAACCATTTCGTAAACAACGTTCGCATAATGATCGATAATATGCTTTTCCGTCTTTATAGTAATTTACGGCTGCAGGACGCTGTTTACATTTACATAATGGTCTCATATTGTATTTACCTCACCTTTTTGATCCCTTTTTTATATGGTATAAACAGGTTTTTTAGATTCTTTTTACTAAATACATACGTAATAACTTATTTGGGAGAATAACAAATGGCACTTACATCACCAGGCGTATCGGTCAGCGTAATAGACGAAAGTTTCTATACTCCAGCTGAACCAGGTACAACACCAATGATTTTTGTAACCAGTGCAGAAAATAAATCAAACCCTGCAGGGACAGGGACAGCACCGGGTACAACAAAGGCTAATGCAGGAAAGCCTTACTTACTAACATCACAGAGAGATCTAGCAGAAACTTTCGGTGATCCAGTATTCCAAACAGACACAAGCGGTAATCCAATTCATGGAAGCGAATTGAACGAATACGGACTACAAGCAGCATATTCGTATTTGGGCGTATCAAACAGAGCATATGTAGTAAGAGCAGATATAGACTTAAATGCTCTTGTAGCAAGCGCAGATGCACCAGCTGGAAATCCAGAAGACGGAACTTACTGGTTAGATACAGCATCTACAGCATGGGGCATATTTGAGTGGAACGGAAACGCAGCATCAACATCAGGCGGACAAGCATTTACAAATAAAACTCCCAAAATTTTAACTGCTGATGATGTAAGCGGCGGAGTTCCAAAAGCTTCTGTAGGTAAAGTTGGAGATTATGCTGTAGTAGCAGTAAATGTAAACAACGACATGTACTATAAAAACTCATCGGCAACATGGGTAAAACTAGGAACTAATGATTGGGCAAAAAGTTGGCCGGCACATTCGTTTACACCATTAGGCGGCTTTGGTGCTGGCGGAGTAATTCGTATACAAGGTGCAACAATTAATATTGTTTCAGGTACAACAGCAGCAGATTTCGCAAGTGATGTAATTCAAGCAATTAACGGAAATCAAGCTACATGGGCAGAAGATTTATCTGCTACATATGAAAACGGTGTATTATCGTTCTTTGTAGGTCAAGGTGCAAAATCAGACGGCGTAACAGCTGACGGTAAACTTGAAATCCTAGAAGAAGACTCACCAACACCAAACGTAAACATTGAAGATTTCGGAGCAGCAGAGGGTGTACATAACAGCCCACGCTTACAAATTAGTAAACATACTTCAGTTCCAGAATTCTTTGCATCAGACACAGATCCTGCACCTACAGGAAGTATTTGGGTTAAAACTACAGAACCAAATGCAGGTGCACGTTGGAGAGTAAAAGAATGGAATGCAGCTACCGGTTTATGGGTAGAAGTTGCAGCACCAATTTATGCAAGTGCAGCAGAAGCACTTAAAGCATACGACACCGATGGCGGTGCAGCAATTGGAACTGGCACATTATATGTACAAAGTAATCCTGATGCAAAAGATCCAGCCGAAGCAGCATTTAAAATCTTTAGAAGAGAAACATTAGGTGCTACTAGTGCTTCTAGTGATGTAGTAGCATCTCAGTTAACAGCTGGTCAAACTTATACTATTACAATGGCAGAAACTATTGCTGGTCAAGATACTATTGCTACTGCAAAAACAGTTACAATGGTAGCAGCAGGCGATGCAACTGATGCAACAACTTTTGCAGATGCAATTGCTACAGCAGGCTTTACAAATATTGCTGTTGAAGTAAGCACCGATAATAAAGTTGTCGTTACTCATGAAGCAGGCGGCGAAATAGTAATGACTAACGTTATTGGTTGGGATGCAGGCGGAAATATTGCATCAGCTGATTTAGCTTACAGTGTACTATCATTAATTAATTTAGATGACAGTGCTGCTAATGTTTATGCAGAACCAACTGATGCAGCAGGCGATTTTAGAATTTCAAACTGGAAATTCCTAAGCTACGAAGCAAGCAATGATGCACCAGAAACACTTACAGCAGATGGTACACTATGGTACAACTCTATTGTAGACGAAGCAGACATCATGGTACACAATGGTACAACATGGGTAGGATACAAAACTTTCTATCCAGGTACAAATGCAAACGGTCCAACAGTAAGCGCATCACAGCCTACTAGCGCAGTAGAAAACGATCTATGGATTGACACAAGTGATTTAGAAAATTATCCAGCAATTTATAGATATAATGCACTAGCAAAGTGGGAACTAGTTGATAACGGTGATCAAACAACATCGGCAGGTATTTTATTTGCAGATGCACGTTATGGTACATCGGGCGGCACAGCAAATACTGCACCAGGTGGAACAATCAAAGAGTTACTTACAAATGACTTTTTAGATGCTGATGCACCTGATCCAGCACTTTACCCACGTGGTATGTTGTTATTCAACACACGCAGAAGTGGATTTAATGTAAAACGTTTTGTGCGCAACTACGTAGATCTTACAGCCGACAACGGTCGTCAAGGCGATGTAAGTATGGCAAATTACTATCCACATCGTTGGGTACTTGAATCAGGTAACCAAGAAAATGGTGCAGGTAGCTTTGGACGTAAAGCACAGCGTAAAGTTGTTGTACAAGCATTGCAAGCAATGGTTAATTCAAATGATGAAATCAGAGACGACGAGTCAAGAGTATTTAACTTGATGGCAACACCTGGTTACCCAGAACTAATAGGCGAAATGATTAGTCTAAATTATGACAGAGGCTTAACAGCGTTTATCTTAGGCGACTCACCAGTAAGATTGCAACCAAATGCAACTGCACTAAACGAATGGGCGACTAATGTTAACCTAGCAGTAGAAGATAATGACAGAGGACTTGTAAGTAGAGATGAGTATCTTGGTGTATTTTATCCAAGCGGATTTACAAGCGATAACTTTGGTAACAATGTAGTTGTTCCTCCAAGTCATATGATGCTACGAACAATTGCACTAAGCGACAATGTTAGCTTTCCATGGTTTGCACCAGCAGGTACAAGACGCGGCGGCATTACAAATGCAAGTGCAACTGGTTACTTAGATGCAGAAGGTGAATTTGTAAGTGTTGCACTAAATGAAGGACAAAGAGATACATTATATGCACAAAATGTAAACCCAATTACATTTATTACAGGTGCAGGACTTGTAAACTTTGGACAGAAAACTCGTGCAAGAGGTGCAAGCTCATTAGATCGAATTAACGTAGCAAGACTAGTTGTTTACTTACGCAGACAGTTAAACCAACTTGCAAAACCTTATATCTTTGAACCTAATGATAAAATCACTAGAGACGAAGTGAAACAGCAAGTTGAAAGTTTACTATTAGAGCTTGTAGGACAACGAGCACTGTATGACTTCCTAGTTGTATGTGATGAATCAAATAATACACCAAACAGAATTGATAGAAATGAATTGTATATTGATATTGCAATCGAACCTGTTAAAGCTGTTGAATTTATTTACATTCCACTAAGACTGAAAAATACAGGTGAGATAGCAGGTTTATAATTTGACTAAATACAATATAACAGGAGCAAAATAAAATGGCAATTACATCACTCTCAAAAATTACTGTGCCATTAGCCAGTGATCAATCAGCAAGTTCTCAGGGCTTGCTGATGCCCAAGCTGCAATATAGATTTAGAGTATTGTTACAGAACTTTGGAGTATCTACACCATCTACCGAACTTACAAAGCAAGTTGTAGATGTTACTAGACCTAATATCAGTTTTGAACCAATTACACTAGATGTTTATAACTCTCGTGCATATCTAGCAGGCAAGCACACTTGGGAACCAATTACATTAACACTACGTGAAGATGTTAACAATGAAGTTCAAAAGCGTGTTGGCGAGCAGTTGCAGAAACAGTTTGACTTTTTAGAGCAAGCAAGTGCAGCAGCCGGCGGTGATTATAAGTTTACTACTGCTATTGAAATATTAGATGGCGGTACTGGTGCTGATGGAAGTGATCCAGTTTTAGATAGATTTGAGTTGTATGGTTGCTTTGTTGAGAGTGCAAACTACAATACACTTAATTATGCTACAAACGATCCAGTAACTATAACATTAAACATTCGTTACGATAACGCAATTCAAACAGATGATGCAGGCGGTATCGGTAATCAAATTGGCGAAGCTCTAGCAGGCGTAGCTAATGGTGATAACGCAACGAGCTAATAGTTTATAATATAGACTTTGAATAGGGCTGCATTTTGTAGCCCTATTTTTTTATATACGCAGTTAATAAAATTATATAAATATTAGTATGGCAAATAAAATATTAGGTTTCTTAGATAATGTAGCAAACGGTGCTTTAAATCCAAAAGGAGATATGGCCGACTTTCAACATGCTGCAAGATTATATGTAGATGATTCGTTTAGGCTAGCACCTAAACATAAATTTTTGTATCATGTAGTTTTTGAAATGAATCCTGATGCAGTAAGAATACCACAATTAGACCAAAGACATAAAAATGAAATTGGGTTGCTTGTTAAAAGTATAGATCTTCCGAAATATTCTATACAAATGGAAAACAAGCACAAATATAACAGAAAGAAAAATGTTCAAACAAGACTAGACTATGACCCTATAAATATTACATTCCATGACGATAATTTAGGTGTAACAACACTTCTATGGGAAGCATATTATAGATACTATTTCAAAGACGGCAATTATACAACATTTGATAGCACAGGTAAAATTAACGGAACTGTTCCTGCCTATGCAGCATCTCCAACAGACAACACTTATCAAAGTCCTTTGAGAAATAGATTCCGTTATGGGTTAGACAATGATAGCAGTGTGCCGTTCTTTAAAAATATTCAAGTGTTTCAGTTAAGTAGGCAGCAATATACAGGCTTTATGTTAGTTAATCCTAAAATTACAAATTGGGCACACGATACTATGGATCAAAGTGATAACAGTGTAACCCAAAACAGTTGTACAGTTGCATACGAAAGTGTTTTATATAGTAGAGGACCTGTAAGTCAAGGATCTCCTAGAGGATTTGCACAAGAACACTATGACGGAAGACCTAGTCCTATAAGTTTAGCAGGCGGCGGAACTTCTACATTATTTGGACAAGGAGGTGTACTAGCAGGCATAGGCGATGTGTTCGGTAGAGTAGGTAGCGGAATGGCCTTTACCGATGCTGATGGCAATTTTAGTTTAGGAAATACGTTAGGTACAGTTCTTTCTGCAACAAGAACATTTAAAAATGCTAAAAATTTAAGTCGTGAAGGTATTATAGAAGAAGGGTTAGATATTTTATCTTCTGGTTTAGAAACACTTGCTAATCCAACAAGCGGTGTGTCAGGAACAATATTTCCAAAAAATACAAGTGTCCAAAATACAACACAAGCTAATCAAATAAGCACAGATAAAAGTAGAAAATCTTTAGATAATCAAGAATTATTATCTACGCTAGATACTAATCCTAGTGTTGCAAATACAACAGCTCAACAAGCATTTAGTTTAGGTTTGTTAGGATCAGGAGGATCATTAAATGATTTTAATAACCTTTCTGACTCACAACGTTCTAGCTTAATTACTGAAGCAAGAGAAAATATTGAAAACGGCAATGCCCAAATTACAAGTTTAGCTAACAATATAGTACATAGAGCTAGCGAATCAAACGGAACAAGGAATGTATAATGAGCTCACTCCCGACTACACCATCTACAGATAGTGCATCAAAAGTAAAAAGTTTTTTTAATAATTATTATAACGAACCTTTAAGTTTTCCAGTAAATCAAGTAGATGCAGTTGTAGGATTTTTTGAAAAAAGAGACTTTGACAAACAAGCAGCTATTACAGTTGCAGGAGCATTATTAAAACAAGCAAAGGTAGATAATGTTAATGTGTTTAAATTATTAGATACACTAAAAACATTAGAAAGAGTACAACTAAGTGCTTTAGTTACAGAAGTATTAAATTTTGATAGACAATCTACAAGTACATTAGGATTTAAAACTAAAACACAATCTGAATTATCCGAAACAAGAAATATAATTTTATAAAATGCCTAGATTTGCCCAAGGAAAATTTACCTGTAAAAATCCTGAAAAGTACGTGGGTACAAAGATACCTACATACAGGAGTAGTTGGGAATTTACATTTATGAAGTTTTGTGACGAACATCCAAGTGTTGCACAGTGGGCAAGTGAAGCAGTTCAAATACCATATCGTAATCCTCTAACAGGTAAGCAAACTATATATGTTCCAGATTTTTTTATAGTTTACACTGATAAAAGTAGTAAACAAAAAGTAGAACTAATAGAAATAAAACCAGCAAATCAAGCTCTCAAAGAAAAACTCGGAAGAAGTAAAACTAATCAAGCTCACTATGTAGTAAATCAAGCAAAGTGGCAAGCAGCAAATGCTTGGTGTAAACAAAAAGGTATTAAGTTTAGGATTGTTACTGAACAGGATATTTATCACTCAGGTAAAAAACGATAAATAATAGTAGCATATTATAGGTGGTACTATGACAAAAAAATTAGAAGAATTACTAGACTTACCCGAAGCAGATGATGATAAAAAAATAAAAAAATCTGATATTAAAAAGCAAGAAGAAATTCAAACCGAAATGGCAGAATTTGATAAAATTGCTGCTGCCCTTCCTAGTGTTAAAGGACTAGGTGAAATGGCAGATAATGAACTTAACGATATTGCAGACAGAGCGTTAAAAAGTTATGAAGATTTAACAGATTTAGGAATGAATGTTGAGAGTAGATATTCAGGTAGAGTTTTTGAAGTAGCAAGCACATTTTTAAAAACAGGACTAGATGCAAAAGTTGCAAAATTAGATAAAAAATTAAAAATGGTCGAGTTGCAGCTTAAGAAAGAAAAAATGGATAGAGAAGCTACATCTGACGACGGATCGATTTTTTCCGGAGAAGGCCATGTTGTAACAGACCGTAATAGTTTGCTAGAAAAACTAAAGAATATAGATAAATAATACTATAGAATAGGATATTGCAATGAAGAATTTTGCTCAATTTTTAACAGAATCAAAAAAGACTTATGACTTCAAAATAGGCGTGGCCGGTGAAATACCAGAAGGCTTTGAAGACAAACTAGAAACTTCTTTAAATAAATTTAAATTATCTAGTTTAACAAAAGGCAAGAGAACACCAATACAAGAACGTCCATTAGATTTCCCCCAGTTACAAAATATGGAAGTTACTTATTTTGAAGCAACAGTTGAATATCCTACTACTCAACAAATGATGCAAGAATATGTAGGCCATTGCTGTAATATTCCACAAAGCCATATAATTGTACGCAATCCTAATGAACCACAAGAAGTTTATCAAGAAGAAAAAACTGACGGGCCTTACGAAATTAAACTTACAAAAGAAGAATTAGAATCAGAAGATGGGCAAGCATTGGCAGGTACAAATAGAGTAATGGATCTTCTTAAAGAATTAGAAGATGCAAGAAAAGATAAAGAACATGATCCTATAGCTGATACACCTGCAGGTGAAAGTAAAGATATAGACGACAAAGAAAATACTAAGGCGGTACTATAATGAAGAATACAAAAATTAACGAAGCATCTATGAATATTTCTATGAACGGAGCCGATGCGAAAGAAGTTGCAGAGTTAATAGGTATATTAAAAAATGCAGGGATTGAAACTCATATTGATATGCCAATGGCACACGATGCTATGCATACTGATGTAGATTCGCACAACGCAGACGATGCAGATATGGCAAAATTAAAAACTATTATGTCTCCAGAACCTAGCTGCGGAATGGGAGAAGAAGAAGTTGAAGAATGGGAAAATTCTCCAGAAGGTAGCGAAGGCGATCCTGAATACAAAGATCAACATTACATGACAAAAGATTTATCAGGTGGGATTAACAAAAGTAAAAAGTCTTATCCTCCTGTTGCAGGTGGTGACAATCCAATGGCGCTAGAAGGCATTAAGAAACAGTTATGGGCTGCATTAGAAGAAAAGAAAAAATCTCCAGCAGGCGGACCAGCTTGTTGGACCGGTAAAAAAATACATCCAACAAAGCCAACAAAAATGAAAAACGGTAAGCGTGTCAATAACTGTATTGACGCAGATAGCAGCGACGGTAAGTAAAAAAATAATTAGAACTCAATAGCGTCTTAGGACGCTATTTTTTTGAGTAAATATAATATGTCAAAAAGTTTAGATGGTGTATTAACCAAGAAAGCAAATCAAAAAGAAACCTTTACAGAAGAACAGATTAACGATCTTGTAAAGTGTATGGATCCTGATCAAGGATACCTTTACTTTGCTCGTAAGTTTGCATATATCCAGCATCCTGTTAAAGGAAAACTCTTATTTGAACCTTTTGAATATCAACTTGGTTTGATGGATACATATCACAATTATAGATTTAATATTAATATGATGCCTAGGCAAACAGGTAAAACTACTTGTGCTGCTATCTATCTTGCATGGTATGCAATGTTTAATTCAGACCAAACTATTCTTATTGCTGCACACAAATACACAGGTGCGCAAGAGATTATGGCACGTATCCGTTATGTGTATGAAACTTGTCCAGATCATATTAGAGCAGGTGTTACGTCATATAACAAAGGTAGCATTGAATTTGAAAATGGATCACGCATTGTATCGCAAACAACAACAGGCAACACAGGACGTGGTATGAGTATTTCTCTACTATACTGTGACGAGTTTGCGTTTGTGCAACCTAACATTGCGGAAGAGTTTTGGACTTCAATATCTCCTACACTAGCAACAGGTGGTCGTGCTATTATTACAAGTACACCAAACTCAGACGAAGACACATTTGCTACTATTTGGAAACAAGCAGAAAACAGATTTGATGAGCACGGTAACGAACAAGAAGTGGGCATTAATGGTTTTAGATCATTTATGGCACACTGGAACGAGCATCCAGACAGAGACGAAGAATGGAAAGCAGCAGAGATCGGACGCATTGGCGAAGAAAAATTCCGTCGTGAATATGGCTGCGAATTCTTAGTATTTGATGAAACGCTAATTAATAGTCTTAAATTAACAATACTAGAAGGAACAACTCCGATATTAAATATGGGACAAACACGCTGGTATAAAAAACCTTCTCCTAGTTACACTTATGCTGTTGCACTCGATCCTTCAATGGGCACAGGTGGAGATTACGCTGCTATACAAGTATTTGAATTGCCTAGTTACGAACAAGTAGCTGAGTGGCAACATAATCAAACTGCTATACCAGGACAGATACGTGTGCTTAGTGATATATGCAAATATATAGAACAAGAAACAAAAAATTCCACAGGCATATATTGGAGTGTAGAAAATAATGGTATTGGCGAAGCAGCACTTATTGTTATTAACGACTTTGGTGAAGAAAACATACCTGGATTATTTGTAAGTGAACCTATACGTAAAGGACATGTACGTAAGTTCCGTAAAGGATTTAACACCACACATAGTACAAAAATTACAGCGTGTAGCAGACTAAAAACAATGATTGAAAACGATAAGATGCTAATAAATTCAAAACCTCTACTTTCAGAGCTAAAAGGATTTGTAGCAACAGGATCTAGTTATCAAGCAAAATCAGGCATGACGGATGATTTAATAAGTGCTACTTTACTAGCCATACGTATGATGACTGTTTTAAAAGATTGGGACCCTCGTGTGTATAATACATTCAATCAAGCAGAAGATATAGAAGACTACGAAACACCGATGCCTATTTTCGTTAGTAGCAATTATTGATAAATACTTTATGTTAGATTTAAATAAAATATCAGAAGACTTATTTAATAAAGTCAAGGGAAGATTTTCTAGTGTAACAATAGGAGATCAAGACGGTACTGTAATTACAGATCCTACTAATGCAAGATTTTTTGACTTTACTTACGAAGATTCTGGTGTAGATTATGGAAAAGTAAGTTTAAGTTTAAATGATGAAAAAGACACAGGCAGTTTAGTCGTTATATACAGCAAAGATTTTGTACAAAACGAAAGCGAGTTAACGCAATCTAATTGGTATAATTTTTTAAAAGAATTAAGAACTTTTGCAAAAAAACGACTATTAAATTTTGAAATAAGAGATATTACAAAAAAGAATTTACAGAAAAAAGATTATAGATACCTATCAAACAAATCTTCCGGAGATGATAAAATGACAGAATCAAAACTTTATGGCACAGGTAAAGTTAGCTATCAAAATATAGACAATGCTAGAATTGTAATTAAACATACTGAAAATATCGATCAGGAATTTGCATCTAGTAGAACAAAAAAGATTGGTAAAATTTATATTGAAAGTGCCGACGGCGAACGTTTTATGTATCCTTTTAAGCATTTGAGTGGTGCAAGAGCAATGGCACGTCATGTAGCAGAAGGCGGTAATCCATATGACAATTTTGGTAAGCATATAACCGGATTAAGTGAAGAAATGGCAAAACTACGTAAGTTTAAAACTTATATGGGTCGTTCAGCTGTAATGGCAGAAAGTTTAAGCCAGTACATGGATGTAGTTAAAGAACGTGTACACACAGTCAAAAAGACAATTGAATCTTTACAAAAACCAAAATACTATAAAGAAGCATTTGAAACATTCGAAGTTCCTGTTTTTGAAGATGTTCCGGAAGACATTGCAGAAAATTGGATCGATCAACTTACTATTAAACAATTTAATGAAGAATTAAAAGATGTATTTCCTTATATCTATAAGTTAGTAAGTGAAGCAACTCGTGCAGAAGAAATTACTCCAGAAAACTTAGAAGAAGGTCCATTAGATTGGGCTAAAGGAAAAATTGATCAGTTTAAACAATCACGTGCAGAACGTAGTAAAAAGTACGATGCACAATTAGACATGATGCGAAAAATCATGAAAGACAACGGTATGGCTGATAACGAAATTATGCGTGTTGAACAAGGATGTTTAAACGATCCAAGAGTATGTATGTATAATACAATACGTAAAAAAGGATTTGGACACAAGTTCCATAACGAGCTACAAGATGTATATCAAGAACTTAAAGGCGGATTAACAACACGTTCAGGAACAACAGATGAACAGGCAATCGAAGACGCATTTGAAGATCTAATGGGCCAGTTTAGCGAAAAAGAAACTGATGCAGATGAAGGCAATGCATACGCACATGCAGTACGCAAAGCAAAAATGGACGGCAAGAAAAAAGGCGACAAAATTGACGGTCCAGACGGTGACGAAATCACCCTAGAAAAAGAACAAAAGACTCCATTAGGCGAATTTATCTTAAGTTACTTTGATCGTGAAACAGGCCAGTTTCCAAAAGGCGAAACAGCAATACTAACAATGGTAGAAAAGGATTATGGCGAAGAGTTCATAGAACCCGCAAAGGCCTTTATTGAACAGATTAACAATAAAGTTGCAGAAGTAATGGGATATAGAGAAGAACCAGAGGCACCTCAGGTAGATCCTGAGTTTGAAAGAGTTAAGAAGTTAGCGGGTATTTAATCCGCTAACTCTTTGAAAAATTTATTAAAAAGTACTTGACTTTTGATAAATAGTATTGTATAGTAATAACTGTGCTATACAAATAAGGCACAAAGCATATAGGCATAAATTATAGGAGAAAAGGCACTATGGCATCATTAGCAGAAATCCGAGCAAAGCTCAAAGAACAAGAAGCAGGCGCTTCAGGTAACCGTCAGTCAGGCGGCGGCGACAACAGCATTTACCCATTTTGGAATATTAAAGAAGGCGAGAGTGCAACTCTACGATTCCTTCCTGATGGCAACGCAGATAACACTTTCTTTTGGAAAGAGCGTTTGGTCATTAAACTTCCATTTGCTGGCATAAAAGGCGAAACAGATTCACGTCCAGTACAAGTACAAATTCCATGTATGGAAATGTATGGCGAGACATGTAACATTCTTAATGAAGTGCGTGCCTGGTTTAAAGATCCAAGTCTAGAAGATATGGGTCGTAAGTACTGGAAGAAGCGTTCTTATATCTTCCAAGGCTTTGTAACGGATAATCCACTACAAGAGGACACTACTCCGGAAAATCCAATTCGACGTTTTATTATTGGTCCTCAAATCTTCCAGATTATTAAACAGGCTCTTATGGATCCTGACATGGAAGAATTGCCAACAGATTACACAGCAGGTGTAGACTTCCGTCTTAACAAAACATCTAAAGGCGGTTACGCAGACTATTCAACATCTAACTGGGCACGTAGAGAGCGTCCACTAGGTGATGCAGAAATGAATGCAGTTAACACACACGGTTTGTTTAATCTAGATGACTTCCTACCTAAAAAGCCAGGCGAAGTTGAACTTAAGGTCATGCAAGAAATGTTCGAAGCGTCAGTAGACGGTGAAGCATTTGATATGGATCGTTGGGGACAATACTTCCGTCCAGCAGGCATGGCAGCACGTACAGGTGATCCAGTTGCTCAATCTGCACCTGCTCCACAACCAGCAGCACCAGTTCAAGAAACTGTAAACGACACTGGTTGGCAAGAACCTGCTCCAGCAGCAACACCAAAACCTGCTTCAGAAGTACAACAAGCAGCTACTAGTACAGATGCTAATGACATTCTTGCAAAAATTCGTGCCCGTCAAGGACAATAACACTTAGGGGGCTACGGCCCCCACTTTCGCTTTTTAGATTAGGAGAAACACATGGCATCAAAAGCATTTGATCCTACGAAGTTTCGAACTTCGTTAACTAAATCCATTACAGGCATGAGTGCAGGATTTAACGATCCTACTGATTGGATTAGCACAGGCAACTATGCACTCAACTATCTTATCTCAGGTGATTGGAACAAAGGTGTACCACTAGGCAAAGTAACTGTATTTGCTGGTGAAAGTGGTGCAGGCAAGTCTTATATTTGTGCAGGTAACATTGTAAAGTATGCACAAGATCAAGGTATCTTTGTAGTTCTTATTGACTCAGAGAACGCACTTGACGAAGCGTGGCTACAAGCACTTAATGTAGACACATCAGAAGATAAACTACTAAAACTTAACATGTCAATGATTGATGACGTTGCAAAGACTATTAGTACGTTTATGGCGGACTATAAAGCGATGGCAGAAGAAGATCGTCCTAAGGTATTGTTTGTTGTTGACTCACTAGGTATGTTGCTAACACCTACTGACGTCGATCAGTTTAACAAAGGTGATATGAAAGGTGATATGGGTCGCAAGCCTAAAGCACTAACATCACTTGTACGTAATACTGTTAATATGATCGGTAGTTATAACGTAGGTCTTGTATGTACTAACCACACTTATGCATCGCAAGATATGTTTGACCCAGATGATAAGATTTCAGGCGGCCAAGGCTTTATCTATGCAAGTTCTATCGTAGTTGCAATGAAGAAGTTGAAGCTAAAAGAAGATGAAGATGGTAACAAGATTAGTGAAGTACGCGGTATTCGTGCAGGTTGTAAAGTTATGAAAACACGTTATGCAAAACCGTTTGAAGGTGTACAGGTAAAGATTCCATATGAAACAGGTATGAATCCTTACAGTGGACTACTTGAATTGTTTGAAGCAAAAGGTGTTATTGTTAAACAAGGTAACCGTCTAAAGTATGAAACAATTGACGGTGAAGAAATTCTAGAATATCGCAAAAATTGGAAAGGCGATTTACTCGATAAAGTTATGTCAGACTACTTATTAAGAGAAACATCAATGGTAAATACCGCTGAAGTTGACGAAGAAGCAACTGACGACAGCTTAATTGAGGAACCATCTAGCAATGACTGAAGAGCAAATTGTTGAACTATGGACAATGTTTGAAAATTATGTTGACAAAAAACATATGAATATTTGTGTGGAAAAATTTGTTGATATTATTGTTGATTTTGGAGCAGACGACGAAACATTAAAAAGTTGTCTTGGACATAGTACAACTTTAGATAGTGCGATCTATTATTACTTTGATATGGACGAGGAAGATCAGTATAACAACGAATGGGATGAGTAATGTGGTATAGTAAAGTATCTCGAGATATTGGAGAAATACCTAATGCTATTGCATACTTTTCTACTGAATTAAACGAAGCTCGAAAAGAATGTAAATTGTCTGGTAACGTTGAAAAGGCAAGTGCAGCTATGCCTGGTATTGTTGAACATCGTTTTAATCAGCTTCAAGAAATTGAAGCAATACTCAACTATATGAATATTGAGCTACGTAGATTGCGTAGCTCATATTTTAAAAAATATCTTGAAAACTATCAACGAGCTCTGTCAAGCCGTGACGTTGAAAAATATGTCGACGGCGAAGCAGATGTTGTTGACTATGAAAAAATTATAAATGAATTTGCACTTCTACGCAACAAGTGGTTAGGAGTCTTAAAGGCACTGGACCAGAAGCAATGGCAAATTACAAATATAGTTAAACTACGTGTAGCAGGAATGGAAGATGCAACATTATAAACGAGAAGAAGATAGCGTTATATTTGAATATTTAAAAGATCAAAATATAAATGGCGATCTCTTAGATATTGGCGCTAGAAAAGGCAACTGGTATAAACAATTTAAAACTCATTATCCAAAAAATACTGCACATTTATTTGAACCTACTCCTAATATTGTTGAATACTTAAATAAAAATTATAATAAGTTTAAAAATGTAAACATACACGGTATTGCTCTTAGTGATCAAGCAGGCGAGTTTGATTTTCATATCAATAAAGATAAACCTGCTTGGAGTGGGTTAGTTAAGCATCCAAACCATTCTTATACAACAGTAAAAGTGCCTGTAAAGACAGTAGACGATTTTGGATTTCAAAATGTAAGTGTTATGAAGATAGATGTAGAAGGTAACGAGTATAGGACTCTACGTGGTGCATCTACTACAATTTTAATGAATAAACCTATTATATACTTTGAATGTGCAGATGTACACTTGCACAATTATACTAACACAAGCAGAGATGTGTTTGAATTTTTAAAAATGTTCAAATATAATATTTTAGATTTAGATATGAAAAATCTTACAGTTGATGAATTTGCAAATCACACTGCAAGTAAACCTTCTTATTATCACAACTTTATAGCACATGTATGAATTTCATAGACGTAGTAAAAATAATGTAGGAGATGCATTTTGTAATCCTAGTCGTTATTTTAACTTTCCTAACATAAAAACTATTGATATAATGAGAGCTCCTAATGTTAAAGGAGAAACTATAATTATTGGTGGTGGTGGACTTATACATAATAAGTTTGGACCTAAAATAGCAGAATTAGTAGAACTTGCAGATAAAAGTATACTATGGGGTATAGGACACAATTTTAGTAAGAAAGCCGAGCGTAAGCACAGCACTGAAATATGGTATCCTGAATATACAAAAACTGCTACACTTACAGGTATACGCGATATAGGTAAAAATTATCTACCTTGTGTCAGTTGTATGCATCCTGCGTTTCAAAAAGACTACACTACAGAACACGAGTATGTATATTTTACTCATCACTTCAAAAGCAAATTTAAAAAAACAAATGTTCCTCATATGACTAATGCCGAAATGAATTTTGATAAAGTAATTGCATTTCTTGCATCAGGCGATACTGTAATTACAGACAGTTATCACGGAGCGTATTGGGGTCAACTTCTTGGCAAGAATGTTCAAGTAGTAAGCTGGAGTGTTAAATTTAATCATATGAAACATAAGCCTGCCTTTATTGAAAATATTAACGAAGAATTTAACTTTGTCCATAATAAAATTCTTGACTTTAAAGAAGAGTGTATAGACCTAAATAATAAATTTTATCAAAAGGTTTTAGATACATTATAGTAGTATATAAATATCTACATGAAAGTAGTCTTAGTAACAGGCGGATTTGATCCGCTACACAGCGGTCATATAGAATATTTTAAATCAGCAAAAGAATTAGGAGATCACCTAGTAGTAGGTGTGAATAGTGATGCTTGGCTGACACGAAAGAAAGGTAGACCTTTTATGCCTTTTGAAGAACGTGCAGCAATTATAAAAGAACTTGCATGTGTTGACGAAGTCATTGCATTTAACGACGATGACGATAGTGCATGTAATGCAATTGGATTAGTACTATCTACAAAAGCAACTAAATGGAAACTTGTATTTGCAAACGGTGGTGATAGAACAAACACTACAACACCAGAATATAAATTATACGGAGATCATCCTGATGTAACTTTTGCCTTTGGTGTTGGCGGCGAAGATAAAAAGAATTCGAGCAGTTGGATTCTTAAAGAATGGAGCCAACCTACCACTAAACGTGCTTGGGGCAGATATACTGTTCTTGATAGCGGAGAAGGATGGGCCACAAAAAAACTTGCATTTGATGCTGGTAAATCTCTAAGTGATCAAAGACATTTTAAACGTTCAGAGCATTGGCATGTTGTCGAAGGAACGATCGTTATGGCATTAGAATATGCTAACGGTGATTCAGAATGTAAGACTTATAGATCAGGCGATAGCATAGATATTCCGGTATTAACATGGCATAAAGCTATAAATGTAGGTGATGAAACTGCTAAAGTTATAGAAGTTTGGATGGGTAACGAACTTACAGAAGAAGATATAGAAAGAAGAGATTAATGAAAGTATTTGTAGGATATGACACAAGAGAAGATATTGCTTATCAA